ATGGTTTGGTAGTGCCCCTGTTAAGGACACTGCTCAACTCTCTTTCATCAAGAGAGCTTTGCCCGGTCCTCCAGAAAGGACGGTACAAAGAGCAAAATCAGACCATAGGGAGCACCTCTCTAGTGTGCACACGACGCCACAAAGATACCTTGTGAAAGCAAGGCAATTTGCGAAATCGTGGGCATCCAAACGGCTTGACACCGACCCTGTCGATGAGCTTTCGCTCACCGACTCTTCCTGTCTTGAAAAGACAAGGAAAATGGGTGGTCAGGCTGAATGGGTTAGAGAGGCTCGTGGGGGGGAGAATGCACCTCCGCTCGACTGCGAACGTCCTGACACTGTTTCTCCTGAACTTTGGGAACGAATCCTTGCGGGTCGCCGGCTCACAACATGTTGTGAATCAGTGATCCCTTGGGATGAGTATCCAAAAGCTCAGGTTGAAGTTGTGCCAGAGTTCGGCTTGAAAGCTAGGATTGTTACCAAGAGCTCTGCTCCTGATATAATCCTTGGCCACCAAGTTCGTAGACGGTTGTTCCGAGGTCTTCGTAAAGACCCGGCCGTCCGTGACATTCTTGCGGGGGACATTAAAGCATGCCTTGACAGATTTATAGGTTCTCAAGGAGAGGTCCTTTCCAGCGATTTTACTGCTGCATCGGATCTTCTCCCTTTGGACTTGATTTCTGCCTTGGTCGAAGGGCTCAACGATTCTGGAAAACTGACTAATATTGAGTACCGTATCCTTAAACGGATGACGGGTCCTCAAGTTATCAGCTATCCAGATGGTACTGAGATCACCTCTTCTCGTGGAATCCTTATGGGACTCCCGAGTACTTGGGCTCTCTTGAACCTCTCCCACCTGTTTTGGTGGAAGATGGCTCTTGAGACCCCGGGAAAGACGCATAGGCTTAACACCTATACTATCTTTGGAGATGACTCTCTTGCCGTTGTTGAGCGCCCTGTTCGACGTGCCTATGAAACTTCCTGCCGTGAATGCGGTATGGAATTTTCAGATGGCAAGCATGCTAAATCCCGTAGACGGGGTGTCTACCTCGAGCGCCTTATTAGGTTCTCGGGTTCAAAAGTACGTCTATGTGACGGATATCCGATGAATCGTTCACGTAAGTTTATCTTACGGAACTTTCCTTCGGTATCTTCTAGTAAACAAG